GACAACATGAGATTAGTTGCTCGTTACTCAGCAGGTGTTCAAACAGGAGTTGGAGCTGATATCGTAAGACAATCATAATAAAATAAATAATACGGAAGGAGGGGGTAAAACCCTTCCTCCCTTAACCTAAAACATAAAATATCATGGCTTGCATAGCACTTACGAAGGGGAGGGGACTCGACTGCTCAAGAATCAGCGGTGGGATAAAAAATATTTATTTCGGAGTTTACGACCAATTTACAGCACCACTTACAACAGTAGGAATAGTCCAAGCAAATGGAGAAATTTCAGACATTGAAATGGCTTCATCAACAGGACTTTACAGATACACTACACCTCTAGGCGTAGCTAGTCTTTCAGAAACAATTACAGGAAGTAAGGAAAACGGAACAATTTTCTACACACCAACTGTAACTGTAATTCTTAACAGACTAACAAAAGAAGACCAAAATCAAATTAAATTATTATCACAGACGAAACTTGTTATTTTCTGTGAATTAAATGCAACTTTAGCAAACGGACATAATGTAATTGTAGGGCTAGGAGTAACTAACGGAATGGAACTTAATGCAGGTACTATTGATTCAGGAGCTGCTTTCGGAGACAGAAACGGATATACTCTTACATTTGACGGAATGGAGCCAATCCCATTCCCAATGGTCGCAGATTATACAACTAATCCTTTTGACAATGGAGCGTTTACAAATGTTTCAGTTACAACATCTTAATTAGTTTTCTTATATATTCTTGATTGAGGGGTGCTTTGGCACTCCTTTTTCTTTTAAAGCAAATAAATTCAAAGTATTTCTATTATATACTAGACAAACTAACTATGATACAAGCAACAACAGAAACAGAAATTAAGATATATGTGCAAACTGAAGACAATCGCATAAATACTTCTGTAGCTTCTACTCAAATAAGGCACTTAGTTAAATTTACTAATGACCTAGACAAGTCTGTTTATTATGCTTACGGAAATACAGAACTTATTAAGGATAGATATACTAATATAAATATAGGTTACTCTACACCTAATATCTATACAGGGCAATTAAAGTTATTCCCAGCTGGATATTATAAGTACGAAATTTACGAAGTTAGTTGGGTAGGAACAGTAACTGTATCTTCAGGTAATGCACCTGCAAATGAGAATGACGTTTTAAGTCCTGCTGCTAACGATAAGGGAGTAGTACAAGGGTTAGTTACTAAGGGCAAAATGTATCTAGCAGAAAAAGACGGAACGGAGCAAGTACAATACGTGCAAAGAGAATCAGCGACAGAAACGAATTATATATATTACGGACAATAAAATAAATAAAAATGGCAATAGAAAACGTACAACAATTATTAACAGAGCAACTAGGTAAAAACGGTAGTACAGAAATATTTACAACCGCAGCACAAACTTCTAAAGATTGGTACTGTGTTTACTTCCCTGTAGAAAGCGTTGTAGCTTCAATAACTGTAGCGGACGCAACAGGTGAAGCTGCTTTACATACTACTTTACCAGCAGGAACAACTTTATTTATGAACGTAACTGCAATTACTTTGACTAGCGGCATAGGAATTGGTTACTACGAAGGAGTAACTACATAAGATATGTTAGCACTTAAACAAGCATTAAGTTTAGTTACTATTAAAAAAGTTGGCGGAGCTTGGCAACCTTCTGACGAAACAGGTTTAGAAGCGTGGTATAAATATCAAACAGGAATTACTTTAAATGGTTCTGATGTTTCACGTTGGACTGATAGTTCTTCTAATAGTTTTGATATGTCACAAGCTACTGCAAGCGAGCAGCCAGCTTACAATTCAGGGGCTATTGACTTTGACGCTTCAGCTACTCAAAATTTAGGTTCTGCAAGTGACATTACTTTAAGCGGTGCTTTTACAATAGGTATAAGGTTAAACCCTGCTTTAAATAATGTAGTTGTACTAGGTGATAATTCTTTAGGTGAAAACGAATTTATTAAAATAACAAATAGTACAAAGTTAAGAATGAAAATTGACAATACGTCAGCCGATATTACTGTTAATAGCGGAGACTTAGCTGCTGACAATTATTTAGTTATTACAAGAAACGCATCTAACTTGCTTACGCTTCATATTAATGGCGTAGCACAAACTGATACAGAAACTTTAGGAGGAACTGCGAATATGGACGCAATTGGAGTAAGGGCAACAGACGCTAATCCTTATGACGGAACTATTAGCGAAGTACAAATATATGATACAGAAAGCACGGAACTTACTGCTAATGTAAATACTTATTTATCAAACTTATAAAATGGACAAAATAATTTCAGTAGATTTAAGCACTTCAACAGCTCCTGTAGTACAGGAAGTAAGGGGGAAAGATTATATAGAATATGGAGATGCAAATGGGGAGTGGCGCAATTTATTCCCACAATTTTTAATTGACCTTTACTACTCTAGTTCTATAACAGCTGCTATTGTAAACGCTACAGCTGAAATGGTTAGCGGAGATGATTTGATAATTTCTGATGAAGATGATAGAGACATAGAAGCAAGAGTAAAGTTACAGAACTTTATTAATAATGCTAATGGTAATGAAACACTTCACGAGGTAATTAAAAAAGTAGCTTTTGATTTTAAACTTCAAGGGGCTTTTGCACTTAACATAATTTGGTCAAAAGACAGAACTCAAATTGCTGCTATTCATCATATTCCTGTAGAAAAAATACGCTGTGAAAGACCTGATGAATTTGGAAAAACTAACGCTTATTATGTTTCAGGAGATTGGGCAAATACAAGAACAAACAAACCTTATAGAGTGCCTGCTTTTAATGTAAATGATAGAACTTCACCTAACCAAATATTGTATTCAGGTCTATATAGTCCTAATATGAACTCGTACTATACGGCTGACTACATCTCTTGTAATAATTGGAGTCTTATTGATAGTAAGGTGTCGGAATACCACCTCCAAAACGTGAGTAATTCTTTCTCGGGGAGTTTCATGATTTCCTTCGCAAATGGAATTCCTACACAAGAAGAAAGAAGACAAATAGAGCAAAGTATAACAGAGAAATTTACGGGTACTAATGCAGGTAAATTTATTTTAACTTTTTCAGATGACAAAACAAGAGTGCCTGAAATTAATGCTATTAGCCCTTCAGATTTAGACAAGCAATATATAGCACTCCAAGAACTACTTACAAGTAACATCTTAGCAGGTCATAGGGTAACTTCTAAGACACTTATGGGCTTAGATACAGCTAACGGGTTCTCAAGTAACGCAGATGAGCTTTTAAACGCTTCTAATTTTTACTTAAATACTGTTGTTATGCCTTTTCAAAATCAAATAATAAAAGTATTACACAAGATATTCAAAGTAAACAATATGGATATGCCTGTAGAGTTTGTACAACTAAAACCTATAACTATTCAATTTGACTCTAAGACTATTAGAGAAGTTATGACGATTGACGAGATAAGGGCTGACTTAGGGCTTGAACCTTTAGGGGAAGAAGATACAGTAGAGCAAGACGTTAAACTTGCTAAGGTAGGAAGTATGATAACTGACGGTAAAGAACTACCTTTATTCGATACTATAGAAGAAGCAGAAGAAGAAGCAAAAAGGATTGGTTGTAGTGGTACGCATATACATACACAAGATGGTAAAGAGTATTATATGCCATGTGAAAACCACGAGCAAATAACATCTTTAAAAAAATGTAACTGTAAAAAAACAGAAAATGACTTTACAGAGTTAGAAAGTTTTATTGAAGAATTTGGAGAAGATATACCAGAAGACTGGGAATTGATAGATGAGGAAATTGTTGATGGAGAACATCAAGATTTTAATTATGAAGCTGAATTAAATAGTTACAACAAAACAGAATTAGCATCTACAGGAACGGCAAGACCAAACGCAAGAAGTGAACAAGACGGCACTAATAAATCAGATAATGATTTTTACAAAGTTAGGTATGTTTACACTAAAGATAATTTCTTAACTCAGGAAGGAAGTACAAGAGATTTTTGTAGTAAAATGATGGCTGCAAGAAAAGTTTACAGAAAAGAAGATATTATACAAATGGGTACAAGACCTGTCAATGCAGGTTGGGGCGCAAGAGGTGCTGCTACTTATTCTATATGGCTTTACAAAGGCGGAGGTAACTGTCATCATTTTTGGCTTAGACGAATCTATAAAACATCTTTAAGGGGTGCAAAGAGTAATATTAAACCTAGCGAAGCAATTTCTTATACTAAAGCATTATCTGAAGGGTTTACTGCTGAAAGAAACGACACACTTGTAGCTAGACCACCAAAAAGAATGAAAAATAACGGCTTTTTAAAACCAAGATAACCAATGGCATACGTATTATTTATATCAGAAGCAAAGCTAAAAGATAGCACTGCAATTAACTTAAATGTAAGTACAGACTTACTATTGCCTTATGTATTACAGGCACAAAAATTGTATGTAGAACCTAAGCTCGGAACTACACTTTATAAAAAGCTAGAAAGTTTAATTACAGCAGGTACAATTGGTAATGTAGGGAACGAAGCGTACAAAACTTTAGTAGATGACTACATTGGAGACATGCTTCCTAACTGGGCATTTTATCACGCTATACCGTTTTTAAGATTTAAGATAGAAAACGGTAATATCTATTCTAAGACTTCAGAAACAGGAACGGCTTTAAGCACAGAAGAAGCTCAACACCTTAGAGAAGAAGTTAGAAATACAGCAGAATATTATACAGAACGTCTAATTGACTATGTTACTAATAACACTACTAGCTTTCCTGAATACAATACGAATAGCGGTGCTGATATTTCAGCAGACCAAAACGCTTACTACAATGGTATGAATCTTGAAAGACCAATGCGACAAGGAACTAAACTTACTTTAAGAAACTTTTTAAACGCTTCTGATTACTAATGAAGAAACACTATAAACCTAAAACTAAGAACGTAACTAAGCTAAAGACTTACTTAGATAAAAAAACAAAACAAAATGACAGAAGTAAAAGACACTCTACAAGTAGGGTTAGCCAATAGTTCAGCAATAGCATTCAGCGTAACAGACTGCAACGAAATATTAACTCTAGTTTCTTTGATTCTAGCAATAAGTTTTACTATATATAAATTCATTCAATTTGAAAAAAATAAATAAATGGCTCGTAAAGTTATTACAAGCGCTTTTAAAAGCATTAAAAGGAAACGAAAGGGTGTACACTCCAAAAACGCAAGTAAAGGACAGAGCGGCTACAAAAAAGCCTACAGAGGTCAGGGGCGTTAATCTTCTTTTAATTAGAGATACTTTTACAGAAAAATCAACTATTGGTCGTTTGTTTATCAATGGGGAAAGTTTTTGTGATACCTTAGAAAACCCTTATATTAATAACGAAAGAAATATAAGTTGCATTCCAGAAGGGCAATACAAAGTTAGACTAAGGCTTCCTAGAGAATCAGCAACTAGGGATTATTTACATTTATTAGTTCAGGACGTTCCTAATAGAAGCTATATTTTATTTCATGTCGGAAATAAACCATCACACACTAAAGGCTGTATATTAGTTGGTAATGGTCGTAAACAAGACATTGTTCAAAACTCACGTTTAGCTATGGACTTACTTATCAAAGAAATACTTAGTTTAGGCGGCGAAAATATTAATTTAATAATCAAAAATAAATAATCATGAAAAATTTTTTACAGAAGTACCTTATCGGACAGATGCTAAAGTCAAAGAAATTTTGGTATGCAATCAGTTCAGTAGTAGTACCAGCTTTAGTTACTTATTTAGGAGTTGATGAAACAACTGCAAAAGATTTGTACTATGCAATCTTAACTTTAATTGTAGGTCAGGGAATTGCGGACGTTGCAAAGAAATAACAGATACAGGTTAAAGCCACACGAAATTGTGGCACTAGAAAAGATGCGAGAAACCGAGACTAGAAATGTTCTAGTTATCGGTGACTTGCATGAGCCCTTTTGTCTTGAAGGCTACTTAGACTTTTGCATAGAACAATACTATAAC